GGTTATTCCTCTTGCTTCTGGATATATCGACCATACAGCTAACGCTGCTGGTGGAACTGTTAGTCATCTAGGCGTATTTCAAGGATGTGAGTATGTTTCTAGCGTCACTGGAAAAACAACATGGAGTAACTACTGGCCTGGATCAGGTGCAGATAGTAATCATCCAGTTAAAGCATTTATTGTAGATGATCCTAATCAGCTATATGTAATTGCTACGGATGCTTCGTGGACAAGTAAGGCAACTGCTCGCGCAAGTGTCTTTCTAAACGCAAATCTTTCTACAGGTATAACGGGTACAGATGCTACTGGTGTTTCACTAGGTCGTTTGGCTATCAGTACTCTTGCCACAACTAATTCTTTAGCACTACGTGTTATGGGATGGGTTGAGGATCCTGAGAATGAAGATTATGCATCTGCCGGAATCGGCGCAATCGTAAGGTTGAATAACTCGTTTAATGCACCTGTTGGGTCCATTGCATCGGGTACACCTTCAACCACTGGCGTATAGGAGAATTGAGAAATGGCTATAAGTAGAGCACAACTAGCTAAAGAGCTAGAGCCTGGCCTCAATGCCCTTTTTGGGTTAGAGTACGCTAGGTATGATAATGAAGCTGCTGAGATTTTTGATACAGAATCTTCAGAGCGAGCATTTGAAGAAGAAGTAATGCTTGCTGGGTTTGGTACTGCACCTGTTAAGGGTGAAGGATCAGCGGTCAGCTTTGATGATGCACAAGAAGCATACACTGCACGATACACACATGAGACTATCGCTCTTGCTTTCTCAATTACTGAGGAAGCTATTGAAGATAATCTTTATGATCGTCTTGCTTCTCGTTACACTAAAGCGTTAGCACGTAGTATGGCTAATACTAAGCAAGTTAAAGCGGCTTCTGTTTTAAACTCCGCTTTTGATTCTACTGTTACTGGTGGTGATGGAAAAGAGCTTTGTGCTACAGACCATCCTCTTACCAATAACAACACTCTTGCTAATGAGCCAGCAACTGCTGCTGATTTAAACGAAACTAGTCTTGAAAATGCGCTTATTGATATAGCGGGTTTTACTGACGAAAAGGGTCTTAAAGTATCTGTACGAGGAATGAAGTTGATTGTTCCGTCAGCATTACAATTTGTTGCGGATCGTCTTCTTGAAACCACTCTTCGTCCCGGCACTTCTGATAATGATATAAATGCTATGAGGAACATGGGTATGCTTCCTAATGGCTACACAGTTAATCATTATCTATCAGACTCTGATGCGTTCTTTATTAAGACGGACGCACCTAGGGGCTTCGTTCACTTTGAGCGTATGCCTATGTCTACCAAGATGGAAGGTGATTTTGATACAGGTAATGTACGGTACAAAGCCCGTGAGCGTTATAGCTTCGGTTACTCTGACCCACGTTGCGTGTACGGTTCACCCGGCGCTTAACTGAATTAAGGAGAGGGGAAACTCTCTCCTTATTTTCTGGGATTTTTGACTTTATAGACTGCCCCAGCAGACGCTTACAAGACTATAGAGTCGCATACTTTGTAAGGAGTAACCTATTATGGGTAATTCAACTTTTAGCGGTCCCGTCCGCTCAAAAAATGGTTTTCAACAAATTAATGAAAACTCTACTACCGGAACTATTACTCAAAAACAATTTGAAATTCAAACTGTTTCAACCTCTGGTATTAATAATATTGTTGATACGAATGGTTTTTCTGGCACTGCTACTGCTGCCGGAGCTAACAACGCTAGTTTAGACACAGGAGCTACTATCTTTGGTATTACTCCTAACGCTCACGGTTCTGGTATTCCAGACGCTTCTATTAACACTTTTGTTAATAAAGTTGGTGGTACTATTGTTACTTCAATTCTTATTGATCTTCATGGTGGCTTTGACGGTTCAGCAACAGCAGATCGAATTATTGGTAACGGAACTGATGCCAATGCTTATATTGGAGAATTAACTAAAGAAGTTAATGGTATTCCTATCCTTCTCGAGTTTGGTTGTGTAGAGGTTCCAACAGGCGGTGATCCAGATATTAACGTAGATATTTCTGCTACAGGAACTACGGCTTCTGGTGCTGCGGTTGCTTCAGGAACTCAGATGATGAACAACGGTGATCTTACTTTAGGCTATTATAACGCTGTTGATGCGGGTGCTGTTATGGCAGCTTTGTCTAAAAAGTATATATACCTTGTTCAGGGTGACGCAACAAACGCTGCTTATACAGCGGGTAAGATTTGGATTCGCATAACTGGCATGAACGTTGACTACGCTAATGGTTAATAATATAGATGGGGGTTCGCCCCCATCTTCTTTTACGGAGTAGATTATGGCAGATGCAGTTAGCGCAACAAAGTTACAAGATGGCGATAAAAAAGCGGTTTTTTATCTAACCAACCTTAGTGATGGAACGGGAGAGTCGGCAGTTCAAAAAATAGACATGTCTGCTCTCTCTAACAACGCTCAAGGTGAAGCAGTATCATCTATTAGTATAAGTAAGATTACTTTTTCCACAGTGGGAATGTCGGTAACTCTTTTATATGACGCAACAACTAATGTCGTTGCGATAGGATTACCAGCAGACTATACCGATACTATAGATCTTTCAGATCAAGTTACTGGGCTTCCTAATTATGCTGGAAGTGGCGTTACTGGAGATATCTTACTGACTACAGTGGGACATTCTTCAGGAGATACTTACAGCATTGTTATAGAAGTTGCTAAATCGTATTAAGATGGATGAAATGACCTCATATATGTGGAATGGTATTCTCACATTAGCTGGGGCCATTTCTCTTTTCTTTCTTAAAAGTCATCACGCTACAGTTCAGCGTTTAGATATTCTTTTAAACAAAACAAGAGAAGAAGTAGCTAGAGACTATGTTTCTAAAGACGATCTTGCAAAAGATATAACCAGACTACATGATCGATTTGATCGATTAGAGAATAAAATAGATTCGTTAATGAAAGGATGATATAATCCTTTAAGGAGATAAACATGGCAACTTCTGGATCATCTGATTTTAATTTAAACATGGCTGAGATTACAGAAGAAGCTTTTGAGAGATGTGGGCTTGAACTTCGTACAGGATACGACTCTCTCACTGCTAGAAGATCTTTAAATATATTATTTGCTGATTGGGCAAATAGAGGTTTAAATCTTTGGACCGTAGAAGAGTTAACTCAAACGTTAGCCCGACTTTCTTCCACATCTTCTATTTCAACATATCCAATAGGAACTATTACTTTAACAGTAGCTGCTACAAGTAGCTTTTCTGTAGGAGAAACTATTACTGGAGGTACTAGTGGATCTACTGCTGGAGTCATAACAAAACCTTCCTCTACAACACTTACTATTACCGTTCCAACAGAGGACTTTACACCAACAGAAACCATTACGGGTTCTTCAAGTGGAGCCACCACAACTGTTACAACTAACTTTAGTCTTGTTGATGTTCAGTCAACAGTTGATGTTTTAGAGGTTGTTGTAAGACGAAGTGGCAGTGACATAGGACTTACTAGAATTGGACGTTCAGATTATATAGGTATTCCTGATAAGACAACTCAAGGGAAAGCTTCTCAGTTTTATGTAGACAGACAAATAACGCCAACTATTTCTATATGGTCAACTCCTGAAAACTCTACCGACCAACTTGTTTATTATAGAGTAAGACGCATACAAGATGCAGACGTAGCTACAAATGATGCCGATATACCTTTTAGGTTTTTACCGTGTTTAACGGCTGGATTAGCGTATTACTTATCTGTAAAAAGAGCGCCAGATAGAATAGGTATGCTTAAAGATATTTATGAAGAAGAGTTTCAAAGAGCAGCCTCTGAGGACGGAGAAAGAACAGCCTTACGACTTGTTCCAACATATTCTTCGTTGAGTGTGTCCTGATGCCTAGGTATGCTTCAGGTAAATACGCAATGGGATTGTCTGATCGTTCTGGAAGAGCTTATCGAATGAGAGATTTAGTGAAAGAATGGACAGGCATGATGGTAGGGAAAGATGAGTTTGAAATTAAACAACCTCAACTTAGCCCTAGACGTGCTGTAGCAGATCCAGAAGCTTTACGTTTTGCTAGACCCGATAGAACAGAACCACCCGTAGAAGTTTTATTACCAAACAATCCTTTTGAGTCTGTTAGTGTAGGGTCATCTATTGTTAGAATTACAGAACCCGGCAGTAATAGATCTGTAGGAGACATTGTTCGTTTTAGAAATACTGAAGCTTTTGATGGTTTTACATCTACCGCTTTGGAGTTTAGTACTGGTTATGCTATAACACAAGTATACGGAGATACTGTTCGATACGACTACACGATAGATATTTCTAGTAGTGGATCTAGTGAAACAGGGACAATTGGCGGTGTTCAAGGAGGCGGTTCTTTTGCTTCCGCTGGTCCTGTAACGGTGAGTGCTTAACATGGCTTATACATTTGGAACTTTAAAAACAGCGATACAAGATTACACAGAAAATACAGAGTCTACTTTTGTATCACAGTTATCTAGATTTATTATAAACGCAGAAGAGAGAATTTTTAAAGAAGTTCAGCTTGACGTTTTTAGAAAATATACTACGGGTACAACTCAAGAAAACAATAAATTTTTAACAAAGCCTCTGGATATACTTTCTCCGTTATCGTTAAGTGTTGTTAATGGATCTAGTAATGAGTTTTTATTGTATAAACACTCAACCTTTTTACAAGATTTTACACCTAATCCCGCTACGTCAGGTATTCCCATATACTATGCTGATTGGGATGACACCGCTTTTATATTAGCGCCAACTCCAAGTTCTGCTTTAACTATGGAACTTCATTACTATTATAGGCCAGCTTCTATAACCGCTGGTGCGGATAGCGGAACCACATGGTTAGGCGATAACGCACAATTAGCCCTTCTATACGGCTCCTTAGTTGAGGCTTATACTTTTATGAAGGGCGATGAGGGACTACTAAACATCTATAACGGTAGGTTTCAAGAAGCAATGAGATGGCTTAAAAACCTTGGTGAGGGACGAAATACTAGAGATCAATATAGATATGATAGACTTAGGAGAGAGGTAGAGTAATGCTTCAAGCAAATGGGTCTTCCGATATAGGGAATGTAATGATCTACACTAGTAATAATAGTGGTCATAGTCCTGAACAATTAGCGGATATGGCCTTAAATAAAATTATGATTGTTAGCGAAAACGCTCCACCCGTCATACGGGATCAAGCTATAGCTCACAGAGATAAGTTGAAAGAAATACTTATATATTATATGAAAAGTATGGCACTTAGCGAAAGAACAACAATTTGGGCTTTAATGAAAAAGCAAGGTCATGAAGACATAGCTGAAATAATAAGGAGACTTTGATATGGCAATTGGTTCATCCGCTATGTGCGGATCTTATAAAAGAGAAATACAAGCGGGTATACATTTTTGGACATCTCACTCTCGAGGTGATGGCTCAACGATTAACGCTGACACCTATAAAATTGCTATGTTTACTAACTCTTCATCCATTGATTTGGATACAACAGGGTATTCAACAAGCAACGAAGTTAGTGGAACGGGTTATACGGCTGGAGGCGCTGCTTTAGCAAGTGTCACATTAGGTCTTGCAGATGCTTCAAGTGTGCCTACCGCTTTTTTAGATTTTGCCGACACAACCTTTTCTACTTCTACTATATCTAATGCAAGAGGTGCTTTAATATATAATTCTACATTAGCTAATGCTGGAACGGCTGGAACGACAACTCACGCTGCAACACCTTCGGTATGTGTAATAAATTTTGGTGGAGATAAGTCTTCTACCGCTGGTGATTTTACTATTCAGTATCCAGGAAACGCTGCTACTACGGCGATTATTAGGATAGGTTAATGGCTAATATATCTGGCTGGGGTCGAGGCACTTGGGGTGAGGGTGCTTGGAGCGAAGAATTACCAGTTAGTGTTACGGGTGTTAGTGCAACAGGTGCAGTAGGAAGTCCCGTTATAAGCTTACCCATCACTATAACCCCATCGGGTGTTAGTGCAACAGGTGCAGTAGGAAGTCCTTCTGTATTTGTAACAGTCACTGTATCCCCATCGGGTGTTAGTGCAACGGGGTCTTTAGGGACACCCACGTTAAGCACGGAAGTTAATATTGTTAATCCCACTGGGGTTTTAGCAACAAGTGCAATAGGAGATGTAGGTAAGGCCACAAGTTTTACAGTTACAGGGGTTTCGGCAACTGGTAGTATAGGAACACTTGTAGTTTGGCAAAAAATAGATACAACAGGAAGTGGAACTAATTTTCCCGTTATAAACACTTCCAGTGGAACAACATGGACAGACATAATAGCGGCATAAGGATTTAATCATGGCATCATCATTTACAACAAACTACGGCTTTGAGGAAATCGCCACTGGCGAACAGTCAGGTTCGTGGGGTACGACAACAAATTTTAATTACGACATTTTAGATAGAATAGCTTCATATAAATCTGTAGCTCTTTCAGATGCTTCTACGGCTACCCTTACTGTTAGAGAAGCTTCTCCAGGTTCTGGTACTGAAAATCTTCAAAACGGAATGTTTAGAGTACTTAAATTTACAGGCGCTTTAGGTCAAAATTGCACTATAACCATAGCCCCTAACACAACAACAGCTTATTTCTTTGTGATAAACGCAACAACGGATTCAGGCTCTAGTGGACCTTATAGTTTAATTCTTTCTCAAGGATCTGGTGCAAATGTAACTATTGCTAATGGAGCAGCCGACCTTGTTTATTGTGATGGAGCAGGATCTGGTGCAGCGGTAGCCAGTTTTTTTGCTAACAGTTTAGTGTTAGGTGGATTTTCTACAGCATCCGCTACTATTACAGGAGGATCAATAACAGGTATTACTGATTTAGTTGTAGCTGATGGAGGGACAGGAGTTTCTACTCTAACTGATGGCGGGGTTTTGTTAGGATCAGGCACAGGAGCTATCACAGCAATGTCTGTACTAGGTGACGGTGAGATGATCGTGGGTGACGGTACAACTGATCCAGTTGCAGAAAGTGGAGCTACTCTTAGGACTTCTATAGGTGTAGCAATAGGGTCTGACGTACAGGCTTTTGATGCAGACATTTTGAAAGCTGACACTGCGGATAACCTTACTGCTGGTTTTTCAACAACGGTACACGATGCTGGCACTAAATCTTCTGGCACTTACACACCTGACCAAGATGACGGCAACATACAAAAAGCTGTGAACGGTGGAGCGCACACTCTAGCTCCAACAGTCGATGATTGTGCAGTAATAATTCAATACACAAACAACGCTAGTGCTGGAACAATCACTACGTCTGGTTTCACATTGGTCGATGGTGACGACATCAGTACAACTAATGGAGATGATTTCTTTTTCTATCTAACCAAAGCAAACGGATTTTCCCTTTTGACAGTGAAAGCTCTCCAATAATGTTCGCTTCTATCTACTCAATGCAGGGTGGCTCTAGTCTCTTTGGTGGAGACTTCTTTGCCACAGGTGGTAACACCATTGCTGGTAATGGCTTAAATATTGTCCACACTTTTACAGGTAGTGGCACGTTTGCCGTTGTTGCAGGTTCAACTGCGGTTAGCTATCTCGTGATTGCTGGCGGTGCATCGGGTGCTTTTGCTACAGGCGGTGGCGGAGCAGGTGGTTACAGAAATTCAACTATAGGTGAAACAACTGGTGGTGGGGGTTCTGCTGAAAGTAGTCTTACGCTTGGAGTATCAAGCAATACCGTTACTATTGGCGGTGGAGGTGCTGGTGCAAACTATAGTACTTCTACAACAGGTGCTGACGGCTCAAACTCAGTTTTTGGCTCAATAACATCTACTGGCGGTGGCGGTGGAGGTGCTGGTACAGGCAATGGAAGAGCTGGTGGATCAGGCGGAGGTGCTGGAGGTACTGATGGTACTAGTGCTACTGGAGGTTCTGCATCTTCTCCAACTCAAGGTTTTGCTGGTGGTAATTCTAGTAACAGCACTGGTAGTGCGTGGAATGGTGCTGGCGGTGGAGGTGCTGGTGCGGTTGGGGTTTCAGCAACAACGGCTGGAGTGGCTACAGCAGGAGGAGCGGGTTTAGCTTCCAGTATTACAGGATCATCTGTAACTAGAGCAGGTGGAGGCGGAGGCGGAGCTTATATAGCTTCAAGCACTGGTACTAACGGAGCAGGAGGTGCTGGAGGTGGCGGTGCTGGCGGTAAAAACGGTTTGAACCCGACTGCTGGAACAGTAAATACTGGTGGCGGTGGCGGTGGAAATGGACTTACAGGTAGTGGCACTCAACAAGGTTCAATTTCTGGTGCTGGTGGTTCTGGAATTGTAATCATTAGATACAAATATAAATAGGAATTAGTATGAAAAAAAGTTGTGGTACGTGCAGTCATTCAATGGAGAGTCAGGCGGAAGGAGAAGTCCTTTGC